TTGCGCTGACTCTGCCCCATTTCGGCGGTTCATACATGTTGGCCGGATCGTACTGGTATCGGTTCGAGATATAGTACGCTATCACCTTGCCGTCATCATCGACTTCTACGCCATTTATAATCCGGTTGCCATTTTCCGTATTATGCATAACAACAGAACCGGGCAACATGATGCCATCAATGTTGATAGCCCATGGATTGCTTACCCTGGCCGCTTCCACTAGCTGAATACGCAGAGAATAAGGCATCAGCGCATCGGCTTCACGCCATTTGAACAAAGCAAAGGAATCGCCGTCCACTGCATAGCCCATGTAGGCAATATCCTGCATATCATAAAAGTTGTTCCGGCCATAAATGTCACATTTTGTCGAGGATGCCCACAAATTAAACTCGGCTTTTGTTCTCCGGCTCCATTCCTCGGCCTGTTCTGCTGTGATGCCCAACAGCTTGTACGCCGGCCTGGGTGCTACCTTCAGCCCGGCACCAATGATATTTGTTCTGGATGTGTTGATGGCGGCCGAAGCTACTGGCGTACCCAGTACCAAATCAGATGACCGGCCACGCAGGACGCCCAGATTGATATCAATATCTGACTGTGGAGACGATTTTACAGGGTTCCAAGCTGCCAGGCTGCCTTTTCGGAAAGATGCGCCATTTTCAGAATAGCCGGTATTCCTGATGTTCCTGACAACATGTACCTTGTCTGTCGGCATTCTTGCCATTTTACTGTGCTTGCGTTTCTTTTTTCCCATGTCTTTACCTCTCAATCTAACAACACAATCCTCTTAGTACGTGATGCAGAGGCGGCTCCTGTGCTTCCCGCCGTTTCTTCCGGCAATGTCACGCCGGCGGCGCGGAGCTCATCAATGGAATTACGGATTTGCTGGTAATCAGCCCGTCTGCTTTTAATTGTTCCGTCCTGCCATTCCTGCGCTTTGAGTACTTTCTTCTCTGCTTCCAGCAGTGCCCGCAATCTGGCCTGCTGTACAGTATCGCTCATACAACTACCCCCTCTCTGACGCATCCATATTGTCGTTTCCGCTCTGTTTTCTTGGGCTCTGGCTTTACATCGTTAATGGCCTCTTCGTATGCATCCCAATTCGGTTTTAGTGACCGCATACATGCGAGATTATATACCTGCAGGTCAATTGGTTCATTTCGGCCATCAGGTGCTACATTCTTCCATTTCTTGATAAGTCGTCCTCTATGCTTTTCAAGTACGATTTTTTCAGCGAGAAGGCCACGGAAATACCGCTGATCATAGCCACGTTCATCCGCATCAGGAAAATGCATGTACTTAGGGCCTTTCTCTGTTACGGTCTTCAGGCGCTGGAGGATGTATTCTTTCCCGTCATTGACGCCCAGGGAAATCAATGTCAGCCCCGAATGGTTCTTTGCTTTTTCAAACTTATTCAACAACGGTATGCCGAATTCATGAGCCCCGCGAATAGCAAAACGTTGCATATATTTACGTTCCTGGCAATATTCATAGACCTCATCCGTGTAATGGCCACCACTATCAATAAACGTCCTGGCTATTTTTAGAGCTCTGCCATCTGCAAAAGCAAATGTGCGTTCCAGCAATGTATCAAGGTCTTTCCACACCTGGGAATGGGCATCCGGAATTCCAAGCAGCACGCCTTTTTCAATTCCCCAGCGCTCTTCGTCCCGTCCCCATCCGGCAATCTCGTATTCCAGCCGGTCATCCTGCGTATCAACCGAGGCAGTCAGCAACAAGACGCCTTCCGGCAGGTCCGCATCATAGGGCTCCCTCCTGGCCAACAGCGGTTCTATATCCTTGATGTTGACATCCGGATTGTAGATTTGGGCCAACCGGGTGTTGACGAATGTCTTCATTGACTCTTCATCATCTTTGGCTTCGAGATATTCCTTGACTATCTCTGTCCAATGTACCCATGGAGATGTAAATGCATTGACGTGGAAGGACCGGACTGTCTTTACCCCAGGGTTCAGGCAGACATATCCCTGTTTGCAAGCTTTGACTTCTGCTTCTGTGTAGCTGAAGCCGCAATCCGGGCAAATCCACCATACGTCATGCACTTCATAGCTCTTTTGGCCATCTTTTTCATACACATCGTACTCAAACTTCATGTCATCAATGGTTATCCAGTGCCATTCTCCACAATTCGGGCACTGGTAACGCCATTCTTCCTGACTGCCCAACATGTATTCACGCATAATTCGGCTTGTCGCATCTGTCGGCGTACTGAACAAGCCAATAATCCGATTCCAGAAGTTGGATGTCCGCTTTTCCGCCAGATTTACCGGATCACCTTCAGTGCCGGCGCTGGGTGCGAAACGGTCCACTTCATCACATACCAGCACACGGATGGAGCGCTTTGCCAGGCCGGAAGGCGCATTAGACCCAACCAAGGCCAGATAGCCGCCTGGAAATAGCTTCTTGAGTATGGTGTTATCGCCGTTTCTTGATTTCTGCTCATGTATTCTGCTGGCCAATACCGGCGTTTTATCTACAGTCGGCGTCAGACGTTCCTTTGAAAAGTCCTTGCTGTCTTCCACTGTCGGCTGAACCATCAGCATAGGGCATGGATCAAGATGGATATACCGTCCCAGGAGGTTGAACAGTATTTCTGATTTGCCCAGCTGTGCACCAAGCATGGCCACAACCTTGGTCACGCCTTTGGATGTGAACGCATCCATGATAGGGATCTGATAATTTTTGGATACCCACTTGCCTGGATCCGCTCCATATTCGGCTGGTATCTGTCGATATTCATCGGCCCATTCCGATACCGTCATGAGCGGTGGCGGGGCTACCTCTTTAATGATGCTCTGCATCAGATGAATTGTCTTTGCGGGAATATACGTATAGTTCCGGTTTCTACTCTTCTTCGTCATTTTCGGCATCGATTTCCGCCAGTTTTGCCGCATCAAACTCAGACAATTCTTTCAGAGCCCTATTGATTTCTTTTGTCAAAATCTCATTGATATCTTCAGGCGTTTTGCCCGCAAGGGAGGTTGCCATCTTTGACGGCAGCGCCAGAAGCGTTCGGCGAAACACAATAACCATATTCCCAACAAGGTAAACAATATCCGCTGTTTTATGTAGGTCATTTTTCAACTCTCCCAACTTCAGTTCTGCAATTTCGCGCTTCGCTTTTTCGTGGAGGGCGCGTTCCTCTTCAAAGGACACATTTTCACAACTATTTTGGCTGTTTTTGTTGTAAATCTGCTCTAAACTCTGGACCAGCAATATTTTTCCGTTTTCATCACAAACAACCTCATCATTTTTTCTCATTTGAGATATGCGTTGTTGTGTTACTTTAAGTATTTTCGCCATCTCACTCTGAGAAATAATCAGGTTTCTCCAGCTCTTTGAAACATTCACCCTCCATCACCTCCTAACTATGCGTTTTCGACAAACAAGAGCCAAAAAAAGTTCACAACTAAATAAATGTCGCGGGGGCGCCGACCCCTGCGGCTCTCTTGTTTTGTGGAAGAACCTAAAATTATAAGTTTAAAGCCAATTTATCTTTAAATCTTTTAATACTTATATTATTGTATTATGCTCTTAACTCATACATGAGGATTTTAAATTCTTCGATGTTCTTTTGGTCCTTTCATCGGTTGAGCTTCGTCATGATTTTCACATAAAAAAAAGACAGCCATAATTGGTTGTCTTTTCTCAAATTCTCACACTATCATTATACGCCTTTATTTACTCTATTTTTATCTACAGTTTGCAGATATTCACTGTTAATTCTTTCAAAACTCTGCAATGCCCGGCTGTGTAAATTAAATATGCCTTGCAAACTGTAGTGCATTTCAATCGCTATATTCTCCCACCTCATGCAATTGATATATCTCGCATATAAAACAGCCTGCTGCTGATGATTTGGAATTGAGTTAATCATGGCTTTGGCATCCAGCCTCATGTCTACCAGCTTGCACCATTCGCTTTCGACCTTATCCAAATACCTTTCAATCTTGATGTACTTATCTGCCAAATCAGATGTCTTGCTTCCAGTCACCTTCTCCGTCAAACTGCTGGCCTTGATAGTCAGCATATCATGCCGTACCTCTATCACTTCTCGCTCAGTTTGTTTAACTATGTAGTATTGTCTTCTTACTCGATTAAGATATTCCTTAGCAGTCAAGGTCTCATCTCCATTCTGATTGCAAATCGGCTGTGCTTCATGCACTTTCATCTCTTTTTCTTGGCTTCCCTGTCAAACTATTAATGCCCCACTTTGGCCCGATTCTTATTTTCCCGTTCTGCTTTTCGTAAACTTCGAGTATGTCATAGCTGATATCACATTCCTTCTTCATTACTGCCATGTAATCATAAATCGTAATGCCCAGCGCTTCTGATCTGAGTGCGAAGGCATACCCATATAATCTCTTGGTTACTGCCTGCAGCTTATCCGCATCAAATCGGAAGTACGTCAGGAGGATATAATACGTGATGACAACCGCGCCCAGAATTATATTGTGTATCTTTTCTTTGTACATCCTTGCCAAAATTTTGTCGCGTTTCAGCAATCCGGCAGAGGCCAACGGCAGGATTTTCCTTGCGTAATATCGGTCCATCTTTTCATTGTTATACCCGTGTTCCGTTATGATTTGGAGCCAGCTTCTTATATGATCTTCATCACCCGGCAGGTCATCCCAGTACTTCACAATCTTCTCCATGCGTTTCATGCCAAACCCAAATTCGTCATGAAGCGCCATGAATAGCAGCGTCTCAGAAAATTGTGCCGCCGCTTCTTCATAGATATAAACCTTTTCACTATAGTTCTTGCTCCATCCATTGATTTTGAACATCAGCCTTCCTCCATTTCTTCTTTGTCCGCATCACGGACAAATCTGTCGCGGAATAACTGCATCTGTGCCCGCTTGCCCTGAACGTATAATTCCGCTTCCTTGATTAATTTGCAAACAGCGGCAGTCAACTCTTCGTTCTGCTGTGGGCTGATTTTATCAGTAGTGATAGTACTGAATCCCATATAGTCCCAAGCCATGACACCACTTAACCGAAATTCCTTAATGACAATATCCCCTTTGAGACTTTGTACATACTTGATGCCAACACGGCTGAAAGCAAAATCCACCCATGTTTCATCATCTTTGTAATCTGGGTGTACCCTCTGATATGCGATATTGATTGCTTCCCAGGCATCTTCCATTTCGGGTCTGGCAATTTCAAAACTGCTGAGTTTATATGTGTCTTCAATTCCCTGATTATCTTTCACATAACAGATAACGATACGTCTCCCCTTGTTACTTTCACTTTTACTGATATTTGTAATCCGAATACCCATACTCATGCCTCCTATACATGCTTCCACAACATCATTGTCCACCGTCTTAGCTCCTTGAAGAATTCATCCGCATCCGTCGGCTCATAGAGCAGGACTTCTACTCTCGGATTCATCTTATCAATATAGAATTCGTCAATGAATCCCATGATCTGTGCCCAGCCATCATTTTCCAGAACATTCATCTCCTGGAGTGAATCAAGGATGAACTTCTTGGCCATGGCGATGTTGTCTTTATCCCGTCTCCTATTCGGCTCATACCAGCGGAATACAGGCATACACTTCGGCAGCATCTTCCCCCGAATTGGCAGAGCGCCCAGGCGGCAGATATAATGTGCATCCCGGCTTACCCGGCTTCCTTTATACGCATTTGCCCTATTCGCTTTTACGTATTCATTCAGCCCTGGCAGCGTGGCCGGAATCGTAATCTTTAACATGTTACGTCTCACCCTCTTTCTTACTCATCTTCACTGTGATATGCCATCCAGTCATCTCGTTGAACGTACTCTCTGCCTCGATGAACGCATACCCCGGATACAATTCTTCCCAGACTTCCGCACAATCTGTCAGGCCGGCCAGCTCTACTAGTTTACGGTGGCTGAATCGCCAGTCTGTCTTTGTGACTTTCGGTTTTTCTAAGTTCCTTGATGAAATAATCCGGCTTTTGAATTTTTCTTCATTCCGTGATTCTTTCAGCAGATACTTTACAAGCTTCTGCATAATCTCTTTATCGCTGATCTTTAGGCGCCTGGCATTTGCTAACCCTTTTCCCCAGATGTCTTCCATCTCATCACGGCTGATGCCTCCACTGATGACAACGTGAAAATGATACTTGCCACTTTTCTTTTCTAATACGCCTTTGTATTTTGCCGGGGGCAATCCTATTTTCTTCCGCCTCCGGTTCAATCTCCGGATATAGTTATGGAATTCTTTGTTCGCTTCTTTTGCAGTTGCCGGCTGATGTTCTTTGTCGAAGGTCAGCGTCTGGAAAATATCTGCCCTGGTAAAATTCGTCATGATTTCCTGCAGGAGTTTCCGTTCCGCTCTTTTCTTGTTCCGACGTTTTTGATCAACGGAAGATTTCTCAGTCCTGGGTTTTCTGATTTTTCTTCCCCGTTCTCTCATGTCCGCAAGCTCGAACAAGTCTGTCTCAAAATATTCTCTTCCGCAGTAGTATTTTATATTTCGAACAAATCCCATAACGTTACCTCATCAGTATTGGAAATTGGCACTAACTTTAACGCCTACTACCAGCCCCTAAAGGGGATTGCCCCTTTAAAAAAAATTTGCGTATATATGTATATATAATATATAGGGCGAGCTATACTATTTCCCCCCGTTTTTTCAGCTCCGTGAATACCACATCATAGAACCGGTCCCAATCCTGTTTATCACAAGCGTCTCCCAGGCTGGGCGCTTCTTCATAGTCCCGCTTCATGACTGTCAATACCTTTGTATCCATATCCGGTATAAGCGGCATGATATACGATACCGTCCAACTGACTACGTATGTCCGCCGCCCCATAGCATACCTGACAGCACTTATAAGCATATGCTGCAGGTCCTCATTCAGCTCTACCTTCCTTACTTTACCTGCCATGATTTCCACTTCCTATACCTCTCCATTTCTATATTTCCATGCGTAATGTGACGCGTGTTTTACACATACACAGCAATCCAGTTCGGTTCCTTCCAACCCATAACTTTGCATTAGATAAGCCTCTTTGTATCTGTCATACGGCAATCCATCTACATTTCCACGCCGCTGTTTCTGTCCAGTCTCGTACATGGAGAAACTGTCCTCGACAGTCAATGGCACTGGCGACCATATCGCAATCGCCAGTGCGCACCAGTTCCGGCCATTCAGTTCATCGAAAGCCTTAGGCGCTCTCATTGCTTATACCTCCCAGCTATCTTCCCGTGGATCCGAATCCGCCGTCTCCCCGCTGGGTTTCTGTTAATGTCGTCACTTCTTCGAATTCCACCTCAATCTTCTTTTGAATCAGCCCCTGCACGAACCGGTCTCCTTTTTCAATGATTTCAACTTCATCGCCTATATTGTCAAACATGGCCTTGATTTCTCCACGATACGGGCTATCAATGATGCCTACGCAGTTCGACAAACGCAGTGTTCTTTTAGCTCCATATGAGCTTCTCATGAAAAGCATCATGTAATAGCCTTTTGGTATTTCAGTTACTACGCCAGTCCCGATTTTGACACCCATCTGGCCCGGATAAATGACTACCTTTTCAGGACTATAAAAATCAAAACACGCGTTGTCTTCCGTTACGAGCGGAAGCTTTACGTCTTCTGCTTTATGTGTATCAAGAAATTTTTTTGCTCTGATCTTCATCATAATCTGTCTCCTCCATCAATTATTTCCCGCCTTTATAGCCCCGCCGTGCATATCGGCACTGACGAGGAATCGTGACACGCAATGCCAGCATCCCGAAATTTTGCGGAAATGCTCACAGTTTTGGCAATGATTCTGGCATATATCCTGCTTAATCTGTTGACAGTAAATGCAGCTGTTGTATTCGTTCCCACAAATGGGGCATATGAACTCAGAATGGTATTTCTTCTTCATGCACTTCCTGCCCTATGTCCTTGTAATTCTGTGGTGTCTGTGCCGACTT